GAAGGTAACGGTAATAGTTACGCATAGCGTTTGTAGCACGAGGTGATTCTGCAATCTGTTGATAGATAGGAAGTAGCGCTGCTAACTTTGCAATGTCCTCATCATTTTGAGCATTGAGCATTGCAGGTGCTGCGAGCATACCTTCTGTTCCAGGGCGTGTACCCATATCAACAGGTTCATCTGGGTATTGAGTAGGTGCTCCGAGTGGAGTGATATCTTCCATGCCAGGAATACTAAAGTTCTTAGCGGTCTTAGGTAAAACAACGCCAGACTTATTCATGGGAGCAGCAGTCTGTACATCAAAGAGTTCTCCACCCTCGCCGTACTGTTCACCAGGCATATATTGTGCTGGTTGTCCTGCGCTTCCAGCACCGCCTGTTGCGGATACTGAGAAGTTCATTGCTGCTGGTTCTGCCATGTTATTTCCTCGCTATAAGAGCATTTAAATTTGGAAGCAGTTTATTGACTTGCTTAGGTCCTGCCAGTTGATTTATAGTCGCTGGTGCTCACGACTGTACGAACTACTTTTTCTTTGAACCGCGTGTTCCGCCAGGTTGTTTAGCGAGAACGACTGTACCGCCCATACCTGATGTCTTTGTGTCAGACTTAAAAGGCTGCTGTACGCTTGCCTTTCCTGCTGAACCCTGATTAGGAACGCTAATCTTCTTGTATCCACCCATATTATTCACCCCCCTTAAGTTGGGATTCGTCTGATGAGAGAAGCCTGTAGATTAGGCTCGCCTCGCTGTGTTAATCCTGCTAATAACGATTGAACATCTGGGCGACCACCTGGGGCAATCTGTCCAGGTGCTACACCAACCATACGACCAGTGGAACTTAATCCTTCTGGTATTTCTCCTGGCTGACCCATACCTGGTTCTCCAGGCATACCTTCCATGCCAGGTTCCATAGGTGGCATCATCTGCTCTGGGGCAGGTTCTGGTTTAAACGCATCAGATACAGCGAGTTCGATTGCTGTTCCCTTAGTACGCTGCTCAATAACATAGGAAAGTTTGCGTAGGATGTCAGATGGGTCCTGTCCTTGGCTTGCAAGGGCTGGAATAGCCTGTGCGTAAGAGGCAATAGCCTGCTTCATAGCATCACGCAGTTCTTCAGTGTCCACCTTTTCTTCTTCTTGGGTGGCATTAAACGAGAACGGCATCTGACGGCGTAGGAAATCGCGGGAAATCAACTTATCACCGCGTGCTTGGAGTCCAAAGACTAGCGCACGGTTTGGGTCAAGACCTGCCATGAGTCCATACTGCACATCTACTGTGTAATCGCCTGCTATATCGCGGGCAGCCTTGTATTTGATGTTGTATGGAACACCATTGCGGGTTCCCTTGAGGGTTTTTTCCATGTTGCCAAAGACCATTTCATCTGTCTTAAGTGCAACCGAAAGCAATTCAACAAATGTACGAGCAAACATAGCGTGTGCAGCCTTGATTTGTGTATCAAAGCCACCCATTAGCGCCTGTACGCCACGACCAGTAACGATAGAAGCATCAATGTTACCTGTACGAGATTCAGGATAGCGTGAACCTAGACGAAGTTCGCCTTCTAGGACATTTTGCTGTGCAAAAGCACCTGCTGGAATATCCAATGGGATACGGCGAATCTCCATAGGGCGGTCAGAACGGATGATTGCATCTGGTCCGAGCGATAATTCCATACCATCTCGTGGCATAGCGATAGGTGCTTGAATAGATTTGGTCGCTGCCTCTAGTGAAAGGAGTGCATAACGAGCCTTTGCCACCTGAATAGGTAGCACATCATCAAACTGACCGCGTGATTGACCGTCAATAGATGGTCGTTGTGTTACACGGAACATTACTTCACCGATTAAATTAGGAACACGGTCAAGGATTAAATCTTTGCGACCAGGCATAAAGACTACTTCTTCATCCTTATCGTGGTAGAAAACCAATTCAGACTGGCTTGAGTTATCTTCCTGAGAGTAAATGAGGTGTGCATACTCAGGATACTCAGCCATTAGTTCTGCTGTTGGTTTCATAATACGCTGGTAAAACGAAGTAACTCGACCAAAACGGTCCGTTACTGGATAGCAACCGCGTGGGTCAATGAAAGTAATGCGTGGCATTTTAGATTCTGCATCAACCTCTACGCGAGATGGAACGAATCCATAGGTCACATAGTGGTCTGCAGCGATAAACATCTGTGTCTGCAGGTCCGAGAAGTCAACAATACCGTTGACAATCTCCTCGCGCTTATCTGCTTTCTTACGCTGGTTCTCTCCAACCATAGAAGGAGAGTTGCAATTAAAGGCAGGAAGGGGGGCAATTACTTCTGCAAGGTCACGCGCTGCAATATCAACCATGTTTGCCACGATAGGGTCCTGAAATGGACCATCTGGGAATAACTCTGGATAAACATCACGCATACGACCCTGGCGAACAAGGAGTACTTGGTCCATACGAGAATCGCGTTCCTGGAACAGAGTACGGTACCGATAGTAGTTGTCTTTAATATCTTCAATAGACTTAGCCATTGGCGTACTCCTTTCTATGCTGTTTCGTAGACATTACTGAGGTCTACATAGTATTGTTGAGAACGGTCATAGCGAGTTTGAAACATACTTGGCTTACTATGGGTTCTTTGATAATGCGTTGCTGATGAAACTCTATCTCGGCACGCAAGTTCTGCAAACCAAAAAGCCATAACGCAGTCTGTTTTCTGTGATTTCGGACCACCTGGGTACCAAGTCACTAGTTGCTCAATGAGAGCCTTAATTCCTTCTGATGCATGAGTTGCTGGAAACTCCAACATTGCATTGCCTTCTTCGTAACCAAAGAAAAGATTGCTGAGTGATGCAACGCCAAAGTCTGAATCCCATTTGTTTTGTCCAGTATGATGCTCTTTAAGCGTTGCACCTCTCGTAGATAGGTAATCCCGTACCTCACGGTCCTGAGTCAACATAGTCTGAAATGCATTTTTCTCGACTCGCCACTCAGAAACTTTATACTTGTCTGTCCAGTCCTTAATCAATCCACGGATTTGGTCTGGCTTCATACCAGCAACATTGGATACATCAAGCAAATAACGCTTCTGTGTAGAAATATCTAAGGCTAAACATACGGCAGCGGTAAAGCCAGAGCCTGCAGGGTCTAGCCCCGCAACGACCACCAGACCATCCATACCTTCTGGTCGTACTCCCGACTTGCCCTTTGGGATAATTCCAAAGTTACGAGCACCGTTAATAACGCCCTTGATTGCTTCTGACGGAAAGACCGAATCCTCATGGACTTGCTGCTGCTGATAAACCATAGCCCAAAGGTTTGGTGACATCCGACCACGCTTTCGGTGGAGAGCCGTGCCATCCCATTTGTTGTAAAGTCCATTTTCGTCAGGTATTCCATTTCCAGACACAGGTGCCATATTGGTTTTAGCCCAGAGCGTTACCCAGTCCTTAGGGTCGTCTGCATATTCTAATACCGCAGGTTGTGCGAAATAAGTCCAAGGCGAAATCTCATCTGGATATCTCATAGGGTCACGCAACTCGGAGTATAAATCCTTAGGTCGGAGTCGCGTGCCCACTGCAAGCAACTTACCGCCGTCATAGTCAATACGCGACATAACTTCTGACTGAATCCAGTCAATCTGCTTTTCGTATTCGTGAGCGTTGGTGTGGTCAACGCAGTCATCCATAATAATTAAATCAGCGCGAGCGCCGTAGATATGACCGCGGATACCAATGGCTTGCACCGTAGGGTCCTTCTCGCCCGAATCGCGGGCTTCTGAGGAGAGATAAATCAAGTCCTGCTTCCAAGAGTCTGAATTCTTTTCAAATCCCCCTGGTGGTCCAAAGGCAAGTTGTAGGTCTTGATACCTTGGGTGTGTCAGACGATTTTTAATCGAAAGCAGGAACTTCTGTGCCATAGCCTGGGTTTTAGAAACAACCATGATGCGGATGTTAGGGTTCTGGCAAATTCGATACACGGCATAGTTGACCGTAATGGTCGTGGACTTGGCGTGCTCAGGTGGGGTGTTAACGATAATTAGGTCGCTACTGCCCTTTTCATAAAAAATCGCAGGATGAACATCTGTAGGTTCGCGCCCCTCAAGCAAATCAATCCAATGGCGTTGATGGGTGAATACTCGCGTTCCCAGGTACTTCTCAGAGAAAACATCAAACGGGGGCACTTCCTCTGTAGCCTTCCCGATTTCGCCACGAGCCGTCATGCTGCGGAGTCTGTCAATGCCTAAGGCAAAGTCAGGGTCCGTTTTACGGTAGTACTCGTAGGTTTTGACACTTCTGCCAACAGCATCCATTGCCTGTTGGACAGAGTACCCCTGTTTGATAAAATCTAGGACTTGTCCTTTTATGGCATCTGATTTTGCGGATGCCGCGGTAGTTCTTTTTCTTTCCATAATTTTGTACTAGTACAACTCCCATAAGTCCGTTGTACTTACTCCTAACCGAAGGCTGTAGCCCTAAGGCGGAAGCCGTAGGTTAGGGCTTTGTATAGGGGGTAGC